ATAATACTGAGTCCCGTCCAAACGACCAGAAATAAACTTATCGAAATTGTCAATCTGACCAAAAAACTCTTCAGCTGAGTTGGCATTGAATACCCCGTTATCTGCCAATAACTTTATTGTTTCATCATTATTGTAGCCTGGAAACCTAGTTTTGATATCTCTGCCAATAATGGCTTTTTCGCCCTTGGTCTCTGCATTGGCATACTTTTCAATAAGCTGACCTAGGTCACCATCCCAAAGTTCCCTAACCTCTGGTCGCTGAGCAAAGGTTTCACGTACCGATGCTGCGTAGTCGCCAGTTCTCCGCTGATTTTCAATTAGTTCTTCAACTAATCTGCCACCAGCGGTGGTTGCTTTAGATGTTCCACCAGTAATGTAAGTAAGTGGGTCAACGGCTATTTGATATAGGGCATCCATCCAACCCGTAGTACGCCTAATCTCCTTGAGATATTTCTCTTGATTGGGCTTCTTGAAGGATTCGGCAATGCCAGTAAATAATCCTGGCAAACCACCACGGGTAATGCCACCAACTGTAGCTACATAAGACCTACCGATAAGCTTGCCTAGCAAGCCACCATTTTCTACATCAATTTTCTCAAGCATTCTACCTAGGTCACGACCAGGGGATGTTTGAGCAAACTTCATATCCTCTAAAACGCCATTGAACTTATCTGGATTATCTAGACTTTCGGTCATAGCGGCAATAATCTTGTCGTCTACTGGACCGTATTCTTCTAGAATCTCACCAGGCTTCTTGCCTTCTAGAATTTTTTGTGCGACGAATACCTTTGCATCGCCGTGTTTCTTTTTGACAACATCGACAGCGCCAAGGTCATACGAAGATTTACCAGAATAGCCATCTCGCCAAATCTGTAACCATTGTTGGTTGGTATTTGGTGGCACTGGCATCTGGCTGCCCTCTTTGCTACCAGTAAACGGGCTACCAAATCTAACTTTACCCATCAATCCAGATTGATATGCCTGCCTTGCAACCGTATATGGTGTATTTATGGCTTTACCATATTCACCGGCAGCCCAGAATGTTCCAATAATAGGAGACGCAATAAATGCAGCAGCACCTTTAGCGGCTTTTCCTGCTATTCCTAGACCGCGTTGAAGAATATTTGGGTCTGGCTTTGCATATTCTGCATCTGGATAGAGATACTGAAGCCAGTTCTTTGCCTCTGTGGATAGCTTGTCATATTCTAACTTAGCCTTTTTGGTTGGCATAGCACGTAGACGTTTAGCCTCATTTGCTGCAAAGCTAGACTGTTCCAAAAAAATCTGCTCTTGTGGTGACAGGTTAGCCTGTACTCCAGCAGCATAAAGGTTAGGGTTAGCCTGCCCAACAATGGGATTGAGTTTTCTTGGCATTAGTACCCATAATCAGAGTATCGAGCGTAGATTAGTTCTACATCACCGGTTGGGTCATACTGCGAAATCTTTTGCAGGATAGCAGGAAGGCTTGGTGTGCGATAAAAACCAGCAGCAGCACCAGGAGGAAGAACATCAATACCCTGTGTAATGGGTGTATTCATATCCCCTTGTAGTTCCCCAATACCCGATGGCATTGGAATATTCTCTACTTGCTGAGGACGTGGCTCTGGCACACCAGCCATAGGTGCACCCTGTTGCTGTTCCATTGTCGCTTGTCCCTGACCATATGGAAGACCCGGGATATATCGAGCTGGTTGAGTTATGTTTCTACCAGATTGTCCATCTCCGCCCATAGGGTTGATTCGTGTTGGATTGTTCTGTGGTGCGCCAGGTCGAAACCCGCCTTGTCCGTTTGCCATCAGTCTTCATCCTCTTCATCAAGATACTTACTCGCGTCAATATTCTTAGGTATTTCAAAGTTCACCCAGGCTGGGTAAGACTCTTTGTCCATAATCAAACTTAGGCAAATCTCTTCCGGAAAACCAGCGTCTTTGAGCGACTTGTAATATTCATTGAGCCAAATAGCGTAAACCTCAAGCTTTGTATGCTCAAAAGTCTTTACAGTTCTTGGACGGCGAATTCTCTTTATTTGCTTCTTAGGAGTAACTTTCTTCTTGCGTCGTGCTGACATTGTTATCTCCTAACTGAAGTTCGGGCGCTGGCGCTTGCCTCTCCACTAGCATTGAGGCTAGCCAATAAACTCTGTAGTCCTACGGGTGGTTGAGAGCCTGCTGCCAATGCACCAGCGGGAGCCGGGGACGGTTGCTCAACCATAGTTGCATCGACAGCAGGTAATTCTTCTGGAGCGAAGATTTCTTCTACAGCGTCTTCGATAGAGCGTCCCTTTTGTCGAAGCTTTATAACATCTGAAATCTTTTTGACAATACTTGCAACATCTCCACCGGATGCAGCCATCTGCGGGATAGCTGTAGCATAGGATTGAAGAGAAGTAAGCAGCGATTTGCGTAGCTGTTCTACTTCAATCTTCTCTTGCTCTTGGGTTACATTGACCTCAAACGGCAACTCTCGCATAGCCAAGTCGGTTGAGATAAGCCCAGCTCCTAGAGCCTGGAGCATAAAGATAAGTCCTTGCGCTGGATTCAGACCAGCCAACATCCCATATCGAACATCTGCTGAGTAGTCACCCTTGATATCGCGGGATGGCAGATAGTCAATGTTGTAAGGCGCACCGGCATCAATGCCGATAATAGACTTCTCAAAATTGAAATACTTCTCATCTATCTCAAAGCAGATAGAGATAACATCTTTGAGTGCAGAAGCAAAGATAGCTTGAGCAGACTTTACCTGTGTATCAAAGCCACCCATAAGGGCTTGGACACCCTGACCAGTAACAATAGATGCGTCGATGTTTCCGGTTCGGGACTCTGGATATCGAGTTCCGGTACGGAGTTCCTGTTGTAATAGCTGTTGCTCTGTAAAAGCACCGGCTGGAATGGGAAGCTCTACACGACGAACACCGGCTGGGTTCTGGGTACGGATGATTGCATCGCCACCAATTTGCATTTCTGCAACATCCTGTGGCACGACGATTGGTGCTTGAACAGATTTCTCTGCTGCTTCCATCGCAAGTAATGCGAACCTATTGCGAAGCAACTGAATCCCAAGTACATCGTCAAACTGCCCACGCATCTCGCCATCAATAGATGGGCGCTTTGCGATAATAACCATCATCTTGCCAAGCGGATTAGGCGCTATGGATAGGACTAGGTTATTTCTTGCAGGCAGATAGATAATAGACTGAGAATCGTCGTAGTAACGAACCATCTCAATCTGAGCGTTTAGGTCTTGCTTGTAGCCTTCACGACCTAGCAAGTCCAGTTCAAACTCGGGGAACTGAGATACCAGCTCTCCAAGCGGAACATAATAACGCTTTGCAAAGGCAATACAACGCCCGTAGCGGTCAAACTCGGGATAAGCCCCTATTGGACTTTCTACTCGTATGCGTGGTAGCCCTGCTACTTCGTCGAGTTCTACAACGAACGGGACGAAACCGAAAGTGATGTACATATCCGCGCCGGTGTACATCTGTACTTGCAAATCAGAATGAGCAAAATAATTAGAGGCAATCCGTGTACGAGTATCAGCAAACTTCCTAGCACGGTCACTTGCTTGATTCGATGCCGAACAATTGACCGAGGGGAGGGGTGCCATAACCTCTGAAAGGTCTCGCGCAACAATATCAATAAAATTTGCAACGACATTGGCATCTACGCCTTCAGGAAAAAACTCTGGGTATACATCCGTAATACGACCAGCACGAACAGATAGGACTTCATCTTGACGCTGCTCTCGCTCAATAGCACGTTTGCGTAGGTTCTCTACCCGTGCTGAAATCTGCTCAATAGATAGCATCTAAGTCCTTACTTGATTCTCGGTATTAGTCCACCGCCACCAGGCATAATGGGTGCAATGCCTACTCCGCCACGTGGGCGTAGTGGTTTTTTGGGGCGACGCTGTTTTTCAGCTTCTTCTTCTTTGTCAATTTCTGCAGTAACCGCTTGTCTTGCTTTTTTATTTTTCAAAATTGCTTTTACTACATCATCAACATCTGGGTCAATTATGGTAGTTTCTCTTCCTCGCCCACCAGGTATTACCCTTGGACCAGTTCTAGGATTTTGAACCCTAGGATTTCTTTTAGATTCTTCTTCTTGCTTGATTGCGGTGCGACGCGCTTCTTCGGCGAGACGTGCTTCTTCAGCATCTAGTCTTGCTCTAGCCGTCTCTGTTAGATTCAACTCACGGCGTAGAATTTCACTTCCGCGCTGAGCACGTTCTGTTTCTACTGGTAAGCGCTTTGTTCTACGTTCAATACCCGCCAAAATGTCGTTTGCTTCTTTTCTGGAAATAACTCCGCGACGTATCAAGTCTGGCAAAGTTCTAATATCAATGGAGCTAATTCTCCGCCGAGTTGATGTATTTGCCTTTAGTCTTGGCTTGCCTGTAGCC